ATCATAGATGTTTGTCCCGTCGTTCTTCATCAGGAACAGCAGATTAGGGTCTGTCGGTACTGCTGCGAACCTGTTCACATAGACAATCACGCCTGAATCCCGATCAGCGTCACCTTCAGCCCGGCCCCTGCTACGGTGCTTCCTACCGCGTCAATGTCGATAGTGATTACGTCATCTTCAAGGATCACCTGAGAACTGAGAACGTGCTTTGTTGCGGCCGTCTTGGTTGTGTATTCGCCAGCATCGAAAGTCAGTTTGGTTGACATGCAACTCGATCCGTTGACGTTCACATCAACTGTCAACAGAGTCCCGCCAGTAGGGGCAGTATTCACCGAACCCTTTACTGCCGTGAGAATGAACTTGCATGGGGCTCTGAACGTCACCTTTGCCGTTCCGGTAGTCAGTGCCGTAGTCTCATCGCTGCACACAACTACGAAATCAATCGGCCAGTCGGCGTGCGTAACCTGCGCTATGGCCTGCAATTCCTTGACGATCCACGCAGGGGCATCTAGAGGAACCGGACCGGGGACGTACCTCATCGCGTCCCTTGGTCTACATAGTCGATGTCGATTGACTTCAACCGCCACGCACCAGACGATCCACTGATCCGTAACCCAAGAAACCGTCCAGCAGCCAACACGTCAGCTTTATAGGAAGTCCCGACCGTATAGGACGTAGCCGCATTCCACCCGATACCGCGTTCGGCATCCATCGATGAACCGACCTGTATAGAGAGGACCGTACCCGCCGCTGCATCTATCCTCGGGTAAATCGCCCGGACCAGTTTCGAGAATGAAGGCTTGCCAAAGGCTATCCCGGTACGTTCGAGTGTTGACGTATAGGCCACCGTATCGAAGGCCATCGAGTTATCAATCAGGTACAACTTCGCGTCTGTAGAAGCCAGAATCACCCGCTTGTCTGCGTTACTGATGTCAGTCTGATCCCAAGTCGTCTGATCCTCGTTCCATGTCTCAGTGTCTGATGACCATGTATCAGTCGAAGCAGAAACTACCGGCCCGAAGTCACCAGCGGTCGCTTGCGGAAGTTCGCGGATCCCAAACGTCTTTTCTTTGTAGTTCCAGATCAACGCTCTATTGCACGCCGCAGACCCCGTGACAGGGAAGCAAATCCAGACCTCGTTGTAAGCATGATTAGCAACGACGAACGATCTGGTGCAGTTCGCCGAAGACAGCGTGCTGAACAGCCACCGCCGCATCTTGCCGTCAAGTATTGACACCGGGCCAGCGCCATTGTGAAGCACTACGTCCGAGGCTGTCAGGACGACGTGCCCCAACGGGGTATCTGCTACGCAGTTTTGCGCGAGCATCCCGTGATTACCGGGCAGCCTGAAGAAACGGAAAATATCGTTCCCACCGATATACTGCATTCCGTACATGCTGGCAGTTTTATAGATGACGAACGTATCGCCGAGCGCCATCCCATCAACGATGGCATCAGATGTCTCCGCTACGTCAACTTCTCCCGCATCGTTGTCTGCTGCTGCAGTCCAGACGGTAGGAATAGCCCCAGGCTCAGCAGCATCCGACCACTTCACCATCGACGTATAGGCAGTACTTGTCTTGGTGACATTCAAGGCAATGAGGTAGTTCTTGAAGGACCGCATTGCCTCGCACTTGTGATTAGCGTCCCATCCGGTAAGCGCGGCGAGATTGGAAGCTGTGCTTCCACCCCAGAATTGAGGCAAATCCTTTTGATTGTTCAGGACGAATACGCCGCCCATAACGCAAGACGTGAACCGGTCGTCCGCTGAACCAGTAAGAGCCGATCCGGTGATGTCTGTTTTTGTCGTCCCATCGTCCGCGTAAGCAGCGGATAGGGTGCAGTGAATCCAATTCCCACCAGTGTTATAGCGAGCGATATGATGAGCCGCAGCAGCTGGGGTATTCAGTACAGCAGTATGACCCTTGACACGTTGCGCATAACCATCCCTGAACCTGACGTTCAACCCACTCGACCACGCGCCGTCCGGTAGTTCCTGCGGCTGCTCGTCGGCAATGATTCCGAGTCCGGTTGATGGGATGGTTACGATCATTTCATACCCTGGTTGACTCGAGCAGCGCGGCGCCGGCTGCCTCGGCGTCCGGGTCGTGGTTGACGACTACGCGGCCGGGCAGTGGCTCGTCGCCCTGCCACGCGACGGGGATGACGAGCCCGTCGCTGCCGACCAGGATGGGCGCACCGGGCATTGGCACCCAGGACGCGCCAGCGGGAGCCCAGGCAGGCAGGGGGCGGGCAGGCTCCGGCGCCACGATGGGGGGGCACGCTCGCTCGCCCAGGAACTCCCTGAGCTGTAGCTCGAGATCGTCGAGCGAGTCGGCTAGGAATGTGATCTGCATTTCAGACCCTCGTGAATGCTTCGTCCTGCGTGACAGGCGCCGTGAGAATCATAGTAGCTCGCCCTGCCGCCAGGATTCCACTTGTCTCCAACCCGGTGACGAAACTCGTTACCTTATTTGACGACATCTTCCGGTATCCGCTGAATCCGGCGTCTTCTTTGAAGATTCTCAGCTTTGCAGCGTCTTTTTTCGCCGCATTGCTAGAAGCAGGATCGTGCTGCATCGCCACGTCGTAATCGACCAATTCTGCCGACGTGAAGCGATCCCAAAATGCTTCAGTGCGGATAAGACTATTGGCCTTCGGTGCAGCAGGCGGATTCTCAAAAATAATTGCGCTCATACATCTGTCTCGTAGTTGACACCTACCGTAATTGTGTCTGTCTCACTTGATACGCTGGAAGCAACCTGCACTAGAAGCGACGATGAGAAACAAACAGGCTGCCACGCGCCAGGAATGGAAGAACCGATGGCCGACCCGACAGCGACTAGACCTGTGTTTGAAGATGCGCTTGCGCTTGAAGTCGCATCGAATACCGATACGCCATCAATGGTAAGTTTCAGCCGGATCGTCCTTGATACCGCTGTCGCGTTAAACGCAGACAGGTAGTTGATGGCCCCGCCACCGCTTATGCTCAACACCGTAGTAAGTGTCCCAGCCGCACCAGTTGCCCCGCTCGCTATTTCCTTCGTTGCTCCAACTGATCCGACGTTCGCTTGATTAACCCCGCCAGCCGAGAAGTAGTTGACGATGCTGGCTACCTGCCTGCCACCTGTGAATTGAGAGAGGGTTGTCATACGATCCTCCAGCCTAGCGTCGCGTTGACATAGCGCACCCAGACGGTAGCGTATGCGTGGTTAATGGTCATGTCGTCAGTAGAACCCATGAGTTTTTCAGCACCCGGGTCTATGACGTTCGTCAGCAATCCGTTGGCTACCGTGATACGCACTTCATTCCCGGCCGCTGGGCTCGCCGGAAGTGTTACCGTGGTAGTTCCAACATTCGTGATTACTATGTGCTGACCGGCCACGGCTGTATTCGTGGTCCCGGTTTCGACAACCATCGTCGTCGCACCTGACGCATTGACGGACGTTACCGCATTGGTAACAAAAGCAGTAGTCGCCGCTTCGGTCGTGTTGTTGCCGGCAGTCTTTGTCGCGGCAGTAATCGTCGCGCCTGTGAAGTCGTGGCTACCGGTCCACGCCTGGCCTGCAATTGCGCCCTTGGCGGTAACTGAGTTGAGTTGTGCAGCAGTGACCGTCACGGCCGCGTTGCCCAATGACGTGAACTGAGCCTGCAAGACGCTTTTCAGAAGGCGGATCATGTCGTCGCCCTCAGCCTTCCCGTCAGACCCAGCGGGCTTCGTTGGGTCTAGCTGGCCTATGTATGTCGCGCTTTCGACAGTCATTGGTGATCCCTCAGTTGACCCTGATTTCCAGCCGCGATCCAGAAAACTGGCTGCGCGTTTCAGACGACTTGAGCAACTTCACTGCCGCCTGATAGACGGCCGCGTGTTTAGCCATCATCGCATCGTCGTTCAGGTAAATCCCAGCATGGGAAAGCGCCCCGGATAGGTAAATCTCAGGCGCATTCGTCAGCAGCCAGTTGGTGTCCGAGTCAGCAGAGAACGCAGCGAACGCCTGCCAGTAAAGAAGCGAATAGGCATCACCATCAGCACCTTGCATGATGTAGATATCTGTCCCTATGTGCGTGAACTTCAGTTCCTGCGACTGGTAATCCTGCATCTGTGCGTAGACGCCAGGGGAAACATATTCCTGTTCAGCACCGCCTACAAGCAGTCGCTGGGCCTCGATGTAGCGAGTAGGTTGCGCAAGAGTCTCGCCGGTCAAAGTACCAGTAGCCAGGACGTTCATCGCGCGGCATCGAACGTCCCGCCTTATCTGTGACTCTGCGAGCTTGACGAAATCGACAATTGGCGTCGTCAGATCGGTGCGGTGGCACCAATCCGCAACGGCTGTCTTTAGGTCTGCGTAAGTATTCAGAGCCATATTGTGTTATCCTACCTACTTAGTAACTGAAAGGACTCTATGCCTACTGGTATATACGTCAAGAAGTTGATCCCAATAGCGCAAAGGCTTGCTAGGAGAACACTCAAGACTGACTCATGTTGGTTGTGGACAGGTTCACGGCAACCGTTCGGGCATGGTCAGATAGCACTAGGCGGCTATGGGAGGGAAGGAAAGAAATTGCTTTCAACACACCGAGTTGCATGGGAACTAACTAACGGCCAAATACCATATGGTTTGTGCGTACTTCATAAGTGCGACGTTCCTAACTGCGTTAATCCTGACCATTTATTTCTAGGTACTAAAGCAGACAACACGAACGATATGCGAAGCAAGGGGCGTATGTCAGTAGGTGAAATGCTTCCTCAAACAAAACTAACTGAATCTGATGTGCTATTTATACGATCATCTCCGGATACAACGCTATACCTAGCTAAACAGTACAACGTAGCATTCGCGACAATCCATAACATCAGGCTACGCAACTCATGGAAGCATGTCCCATGAAAGTGCCATATCTGTCCTTTAAGCCGCGACGATCTCTATTACTTTTCGCTTCGACTGATTCATATGGAACTGCTCTAGCGGATAAGCGCAACTCTCGCATGCCGTCCCGTGTACATCCCCACTCAGATGAGCTTGTCTCAATTCCTGATATTTCGAGTGATGCCAGC